TCTGACTCTTCAGCTTCAGCAACTGCTTCTTCTTCAGCAGGTGCTTCTTCTACAGGTGCAGCTTCAGCTTCGCCTTCTTCGGCTGTTTTTTTCCAGCCTTCAGATTCCTCTAGAGTTTCGATTTGCTCTTCAGCTTTCTTACTCTCATCAAGGAGTTCTGCGATTTTCTGTTCTATACTTGACATTTTTGTCTCCTTTAAAATGGGTTATTTAATTGCTTTTAAAAATTTAGCAAAAGCAAATAGCTTTGCTTCTTCGAGTTGAGATCTTGTTGCCTTAGTTATTGAACTTTTTACAGCATCAATATCTTGCTCGACAAACTTACCATCTACGAACATCCATTCCTTGCCTTCCATAACACCACGCACGAATGCATCAGGTGCCGACGGATCTGCAACTATATCTGCAGCAGTGGCAAGCATGAAGTCTTTTTGAACTTCGGAACTTCCGTCTTTGGTAGTTTTCAATGAACCCATCCCTCTAGAAGACACACCCAGACTTGCTCCCTCGTCAATTAACGATTTAACAATCTTACCATAAGGTGTATCCATTATCTTAGCTTTACCGATAAAGTCTTTACCTTCAAGCTTCAAATCTTTTATCATGTGCGATACTCTATCTAAATTGATAGTTGGTGAGTCAGGGTGTCCTAGCTCCCCATATGCACGATTCTTCTTGACATTTTCTTTCATATATCTTTTAACTTCTTTGTCAAGAATATCTACAGGGTAAATTCTTCCATTCCTGTTTTTAATATCAGCTTGGAGGAATACACCCTCTAGGTTGTAATTCTTTTGTCCTGTTTCTTTATCTTCTTCTATAAGATAGTTTACAGTTTCAGTATGTTCTTTAATTAGTTTCATATTAGCTTCCTACAGCAGTCTGGTCATCGTAAGCACCAAACTCTGGTGTTTCTACTGGGTCATTAAAGCCACCCATTTTAGAAAGATGAAGAAGTATCATACCTTTACCACTAAAAGTGACAACGATATCTGAGTTTCCTTCATCCTGAATAGAAGTTTCAATCTTCGGAGCTCCAGGTGCAACTGTAGCCACGAGGACAGAGTTTCGTACGACAGTAATATCTTGTGCAGCTTGACAGCTGTATTCGATTTTCTGTATGGCAACTTTAAGAGCAGAAGAAGAAATCGTTTCGTTAGTAAGTTTTAGATCGCTGTCAATATCGATAGTAGCATTACCTGCCGATGTTGCAGTGACTCTGACGATAGCTTTACGATTATCTTTTGCCAGAACTGTTTTAACAATTGCCATTTAGTACACTCCTTTTAAAACTTCCATAAAGTTTTGTTTATTCTCAGACATGTGAGATACGATCTCATCTTTGCCTTTCAGTAAACTATTTAGTAAAATTTGGTTCTCTTCACTTATAGCGATCTTTGTACCATCTTTTAATACATAGTCTAGTTTATTTCTTAGTTCGTTTATAGATCTTAACTTAATCTCTGTAAGTATAGGATCTATATTAAAATCCGTTGTGGATGCTTTATTAATGTATTCTTCGACTAGTTTATCTGTTATTTCAACATCACTATGTCGTGAGATACATTCAGCTATCCTTTCTTCTGGTAGAGAAACTTCAATACTATCTAATAGTTTTTGTTCCCTATCCTCTGAGGAAGCAGTATAGATATCTTTAAACTTCTTCGCCATCTTCAGCTGGTTCCTCTACAGTTTCAGCTGGAGTTTCTTCTGCCTGTTCGACCTCTGGCTCACCAGCTATCTCATCCTGTTCATCTGGAGTTTTAAACATACTTTGAGCTAAATCTTTTTTCATCGTATCTAGTTTATCTCCAACTTTCGCAGACATTACACCTTGAAAAGTATTTTCGATTCCTTCAGCATCACCTGATTGAATCGCATCTATAAGTTCTTTAGTTCCCATTATTCTTCTCCTTCATTATCTTCTGGCTCGTCAGTAGTCTGCATAGAATCCATATCTGGTACTTCATTACCACCTTCTGGTTCTTGGTCAGCTTCCTGCTCTGCCTTTTCTGCTTCAATCTGGTCGTCGATTTCTTTCATCTCCTCTTCAGACTGCATTAATATATTTTTTCTTGCCCACTCTAACGAATAGAACTTACCAAGATATGGTTCTACTTGGCCAAGCATACCCACTCGTTGTTGTAGCAACTCATTATTCTTTAACTCCGTAAAGTGATTGTCCTCTAAGAAGTCAACTCTGATATCGCATCTAGCTTCTTCAAAGTCTTCATCGGTCATTACACCTTTCGCAATTAATTGAATCCTAAGAATATCAATCATAAACTGACTGAACTTTCTTTGGACTCTTTGAATAAACTTGTTAAACTTTAGTTCGTCTCTAGTAATTTCAGAAGCACGACCTAAAGTAAATCCAGTCTCACCTTGTAATCTTGACATAGGTACATTTAATGACTGGTAAAGTTTTCTTTGGAAATATTGTATGTCAGCAATGTCTCCTAAGTTTTGCCCTCCAGGGAGTGTAGTGATTTCAGTACCACGACCACCCTCTCTTCTAGGCATCCAAAAATCTTCCATCATGCTCAGGTGTTTTCTGTCATCTCTGACTTCACCTGTGGTAGCATCGTAAACAACTTTGTTTCGATACTTATTCATAATGTCGTTGACATATTGTTCTGCTTTAATCTTAGGCAGGTTTCCTACATCAACATAAAATATTCTTCTTTCTGGTGCACGACTAAGTCTGTAAATAACAACAGCATCTTCAATCATCTTTAACTGGTTTACAGGTTTTACTGCTTTTTGTAAATGCGATAAAACTATACCAGTGTTCTGGTCGACATTACCAGAAGGACAGAATACAACTGAGTCCTTACTCAGTTTAATCCCTTTAGTATTAGAGTCGCTTATACCTTTATCATTGTAGATATAATATTCTTCTTGACTCTTTACTACCTCTAATCCTTTTGAGTTCTTTTCTTTCTTGATATCCTTAATCTTTCGGATCTTCATAGGATCTACATATCTTAGTTCTTGAATACCAGCTTTTGGATTAGCTGGGTCTAGAATAAGATGGTAGTATAATCTCCCATCTACATACCAAGTCTTGAAGATGTCATGACCTTTGTGGTCAAACTGGAGTAGATCGTAGATCTCCCCAAACTCTTCATGGATTTTTTCTTTAATATTATCTGATACAGGTAGGTCGTCGAGTACTAGTTCTACACTAGGTGCATCATCTTGTATTGTGATTGCTTCATTAGTTATATCTTCTATCGCACCATCACAATCTGGGTACTGCGAGACTTCACGATATCTTTTGATTAAAGCATTTTCACTTCTTATCGAATTATCAAGGTCGAGTGTGACACCATAATAAGCACTTACATCCGTAAGAACTGTAGACCCATCATCTCGTGATGGGGCGACAGGTGTTAAAGGTTCTCTATTCCTCTTCCGTGTAATTTCGAAACCGAAAAATTCAGCCATAATTTATTCACCTTATTAATAATTAAATGTTGATCGGGAACGATCCAATAGGTGTATCTACTGAAACATTGACTCCTAATCCACCACTTTCAGCTGTATCACTTGTAAAGAAGTTGTACTGCCACTCTACATCGAATGTTTCAATAGCATTCGTTGTGTCGTAGTCTAACTGTACGATACCAATCGATAGAGGGAAAGCATCAACAAACTTATAAGTTTTGACACTTGCACCATTTCTATCTAGTTGGGTCACAAGTAAGTCAGCTTGGTAATCCGCAGGGTTAGTACGACCTTCTGTAGTCGCATACTCTTGGATACCATTTTGCCATCTTTCGATTGCGTTTCTAATACCGAAGTTCGTGTCGTTGTAAACTGTAATAGTCCATGGAGCGAAAGTTCTCTCCGCAGCAAAGTTTACAGCACGACCTCTATATTGGATCGGCAAGTTTTCTAATGTACTAGCTGGTAATTGTGCAGCTTTGCAAAGAAATTGTCCTTGTACAGCAGCAACTCTTCCACCAGTGACATAAGAAGGAAATTGTAAGTCAACACGGAACTGATTAGGACGAGCTCCACCACCAGTCATGTTCGCTTTAAAGTCAGCAATATTAGCCATGTTTTATTTCTCCTTTTTTATATTTAGCCACCAATTTCACTAAAGTCTACACTTGATTTACTAGCAACAAATGTAAGAGTAATGAAGTTGATTGCTCTGTTAGGTTTAATGAATATATCTGCACGGAATTCGTTTCTATCAACTACATCACCTGTGTTGTTAGTAGAGTCACACACTACAGTAAAGTCTGTGATTCCTCGTCTTCCTTGTACATCTCTTAAGAAAGGATTAACTGCGTTTTTAAAGTCGTTTCTTGTAAACTCATCGTTGAATTCAAAGAGTTGTGCTTTAGCAGCAATCGCAATCGCTTTTTCTAGTACGATAAACAATCTACGAACATTGATTCTGTTAAATGCTGATTCGCTAGAAAGTAGAGTCTTGTCACCAAATAATTGAGTACCATTTCCTGGGAATGTTACAACAGGGTTTACACCAGCTTGGTATAAAGTATCCCTTTGAGTTTTGTTTGGTGAGAATGCTAATTTAACAACATTCTTGATTTGACCTCTAGAAGCACCAGCAGGTGAGAACCAAGCATCTTGGTCATAGTCAGTTCTTGCAGCGAGACCTGCTATGTCACCATTTAGTGGTACATATCTATATTTATCGTTATATCTGTCGTACTGGTATTTAGAACCAGT